TGAAGGTTGAGGATCCGGTTTACGAATTGGAAAAGATTGAGTTCTGCCAAACACATCCTGTGTTTAATGGCGAGACCTATGTTATGACTCGTAATTACCCAACCTCCCTTGCAAAGGATGGACTCTCTCTTAAAACTCTCACTTCGGACAATGTTCTCAAGAGCTGGACGGATGCCGTTGGAATGGGTGGTCAAGCCCTATCTAGTGGTGTGCCGATTTACCAATCATTTTATGGTGCCTTCTTACGAGCCTCCAGTTCAATCGTGCCGAAAGTCACGAAACAGAACTCGTTGAGGCGCAAGAGGAAGCATGAAGTGGAACTGGAAGGTGGTTTAGCTTGGCTAAGCGCTAGAATGGAGAGGAGAGTGAGACCGATCTCTGATGCGGCACGATTCTCTTTCTATCTAGCGTTTGGGACCACCCCTGATCAGCAGATCACTCTTGAAACTTATTTTGACGAATACAACTTTTCCTTGCAACACAAACGGTTGGTAGCCTCTGAGAGGTTGCCAAACTGGTTTGTGTGAGACACAATTGGGTCCTTCGGTTTAAACGGACCAAAACGTTCTGGCTATCGCCAGGTAAATATTTACGTGCTAACCAAAATGCCGAGAGACTGCACGGCTCCACCCACTGGGACCGAAGGATGAACAGTCCGGTTTCATGTTTGCCGGATCCAATACAAAACATGGCCCCAAGAAACAACAACATACAAAAACGCAAGAAGCAAAGTATCCCACGTTTGCTGACATCAAAAGCCATGGCTCCAGCAGCCATGGGAGCTACTACGGGTAAAAGGGATTATTACCCTGTGGTGGGAGGCGCGGCAGGTCAAATGCGCGTGACCAATTTTGAATTGGTCCACGTTTTGGCAGCCGGAAACAGTGCCTTCACCATTGGAGGAGACGTGCTCAATCCAGGACTCCCAGGAAATTTCCCCTGGCTGTCCGGGTTGGCAAAGAACTACTCTAAATTTAAATGGCGTTATCTGCGGTATATTTATGTACCAGCGTGTTCAACATCCTCA